TAGACAATGCTAAAACACAAATTGATAGTAAGAACGACAGAATTGCCGACTTACAAAGAGAACTTTCTATGAAAGACTTACAAGCAAGTCAAATCGCACAAAATTCATTTATTGCACAAGGTTTCGCTAACGAAGTAGACGCATTGTATAATCGCCTAAATTCCTGCCCAGTGCCTAGTACACCGGTCTTTGGACGCACCCCTATATTCACTTGCAACAACAATGGTTGTGGATGCAATGGATATAATCAATTTATTTAATAGCATAGGGTAGATTACTACTTGCTCGATTACGAGAACTTGCTAAAATGCACAATGAGTGGGCAAGTACCCACTCTTTTATATTAAAAATGCACAGTAAATTAAAAATATAGTGCAAAATTATGAAAGGAGAAAGATAAAATGATACAAAGTGTACAAGAATTACCTTTAGTGTTAGCAACAAATACAAGTGATATTACATTTACAAATGATGAATTAAGGACTAGAAGTGCAACTTGTAGTGGCTGGTTAAATCATACTGAAGGGACTTCACAATATACAATTTTAGGAAATGGTAATTGCTGCCAACCTGCAGTATATGAAATTACATTTAATGCTAATGTTACTGGAGCAACTGCTGGTCCTATTGAGATAGGATTAAAAGAAAACGGAACACCTGTTGTAGGTGCTAGTGCAAATGAAGTAGTAGTTGTAGACGAATATCAAAATATTTCATTTACTAAATTAATAAGATTGTGCCCTAGAGAAAATGTTACTTTAACAGTTGGCTCTGTTCCAGCAGTTAGTGGTGTAGTTCCAGCAGTTGAAACAGTTGCGCCTACTGTGAAAAATGCAAATCTTATTATTCGTAAAATAGCATAATGAGAAATAACTCAATAGATATAGCCTCATTAATTTTGCAAATATTAAGTCTTGATTTATTATTTAAAGATTTTAATAATACTGATTTGATGCAAGAATTACAAAATCAAGATAATAATTATTTGCAAAAAATTATAAAACAAAACGATGAAATATTAACTCTTTTAAGAAAGGAGGATAACAATGCATAATAAATTAGAAAAGAAAACTGAAGAAAGTATAAATAAAATACTTGATGAAGGTATAACTACAAATAATTTAGACCATCTTTATAAGTTGGTAGATATATACAAAGATTCAAAGGAGGTAGAAAGTATGAATTATGGAAATTATGGTGCAAGAAGACCAGGATATGATAGTTATGGAAGATATGATAATTATGGGCGTGATGAATATGGTAGACGTGGCTATGATATGAAATATCGTGGTGAAGATGAAATGGATAGAATGGCTAATGAATATGGAAGATATATGGAATCACGTAGTAGATATGGTGCAGGGGAAGAATCAGATAGAAGTTTTCACTATATGGTAAAAGCACTTGAAGATTTTATTAAAGTGTTACATGAAGAAGCAGATACGCAACAACAAAAACAAATGCTTAATGAAACATTACAAAGAAGTATGAGATAATATGGCTTACAAATTTTACAATGCTAATCCGTTAAAAAGATACACCCCAGATTGTGTTATCCGCAGTATAAGTTGTGCCACACATAAAAGTTGGGATGAAGTGTATGATGAATTAAGCGATTTAGCACAATATTATGGAACAATGTTTGACCAAAAAGATTTTGTAATATGGTATTTAGATTCTAACTATGAAAGAGTACCTTTTTTGCCTTTAAAAGTAGGCGATGTTGCGAGAGAATATCCTAATAATATCATATTATGTACTATGAGAGGTCATATTTGTTGTATAAAACCACCAGGAATTATTTATGACACGTTTGACCCTAGCAATAGAATTGCAGAAGAAGCATGGGTGGTTGAATAATTATAACAATTATGTTATAATGGTTATAGAGGAGTACCACAACTGCTCCTCTAATACTTTGTTGTGGGAGGTATTTTTATTATGAACAAAAGTATAAGAATGCAAGGAAATAAACTTGTACAAAAACACGGTTTAGCAAATACAAGACTTCATAGAATTTGGCATAGTATGTATTGTAGATGTTATTATGAATCTACAAACCAATATAAGCATTATGGAGGAAAAGGCATAAAAGTTTGTGATGAATGGAAACACAGTGAAGGGTTTATTAATTTTTATAATTGGTCAATCAATAATGGTTATAATGAAAAATTAACATTAGATAGAATTGACAATGAAAAAGATTATTGTCCAGAAAATTGTAGATGGTCAACACCAAAATTTCAATCTAACCACAAAACTAATAATGTTATTTATACATTTAATGGTAAAACACAAACTGCTAAACAATGGTGTGAAGAATATGGAATAAAACAAACTACTTTTAATGACAGATTAAAACGTGGGTGGACATTAGAACAAGCACTAACTATATCTACAAAAGGCAATTATAAAAAAATAAATTTGTAGAGATAGACAAGCCGAATATGTTTGGATAGTAAAATAAGAGTGTATATGCACTCTTTTAATGGGTATATAGCCAAGTGGTAAGGCGTGGCACTGCAAATGCTTGACCGTAGGTTCAAATCCTACTATGCCCTCCAAATATTATTTAGGACATTATTTGTCCTTTTTTTGTGCGATTTGGTGTTTTTTAAAAGTTATGTTATAATTTAATTAGAGTTCGAGAGAACTTTACTCTCACGTGTTCGTGGCACGTAAAATATTACGATAGGAGGAAATTATGAAAAGAGAAGATTTAGAATTTTTAGAAAGTGAACAAATTGATAAAGTTATGTCTTTATACGGTAAGGCAATTACTAAAAAAGACAAAGAGTTAGAAACTTTAATTAATGACAAAAAAAGTTTAGAAGAAAAAGTTGAAACTTACGAAACTAAAATCAAAGAGTTCGATGAAAATGCTAAAGACAATGCTGATTGGAAAACTAAATATGAAGAGTTGCAAACTTCAATTAAGGAACAAGAAGCAAAACAAAAAGCCGAAGAAGAAGACAAGATATTAACTGATAATATCAACGCCTTATTTGAAGGCAAAACATTTACTAGCGAATATGCAAGAAGTGGGCTTTTAAATGATATTAAATCAGGTTTAAATAAGCCTGAAAACAAAGGCAAAGGTATTCAAGATTTATTTGATGAATTAACAAAAGATAAAACTGATATATTTACTAATCCAAATCAAATAAAAGACATGGAAAGCATGGGAGATAGTGAACAAGATAATAAAACAAAAGAAATGCCAATAATGTGGTAAAAAAAGGAAGGAATGATTAATTATGGCAAGAATAGATTCATTATCTATTGACTTAAGAACAACAGGAAAAGACAAACTTGCTGAAGAATATGGAAAAGTTATTGAAAATATCCAACATATTACTTTAGCATCAAGATTAAAAAATCAAGACCTTAGCGGAGATCCAACTTCTGGAACAGTTGAGGCAAAAAGATTTGTTAATGTAAGTGGAAAAGCTTACGGAACTGCAAGAACAAATGGTAAAGGTGATTATATTAAAGCTGAACCAGTTGTAATTGCTATAAACGATGATACTGAATACATTGAAGAAGTTGAAGAAAAAGATCTTAAAACTTATGGTGTAGGTGGATTAATTGAAAGAAGAACAAGAAATCATCAAAATGCTTTAGCAGTAGAATTAGATACTAAATTCTTTACTGAAGCAAAAACTGCTGGTACTCAATTTACTCCAAGTGCAGGTGCTACTGCTGTTGAAGATGAAATTGAAGAAGCAATTCAAACAGTTGAAACAACTAAAAATGACTTTGTACAAGGTGTACCTAGAAATATGATTGAAATAGTTATGTCTCCAGCTTACTATGGTAAGTTAAGAAACAAAATTAACTCTATTTCAAACTCAAATAATTTAGGTGTAGTTCCTAACTATGAAGAAGGAACATTTAACAATGTTCATGTTTATTCTAGTGTTTTCTTACCTGCTAACACTGATTATATAGTTATGGTTGATGGTGCTGTTGCACAACCAATTATGACTTCAATCTACAATCCTGAAAAAGTACAATTAAGCGATGCAACTGCATTTGGTTTATTTGCTTATAAAGGAACAAAAGCAGTTACTCCAGATTTAATTATTTATAAATAGTAGGTGCTAGTTATGAAGTTTAAACAAATAAATACAGGAGCAATACTAGAAACAAACAATGAATTTGTTATAAATCAATTAAAGAAGTCTGCTGATTATGAAGAAATAAAACAATTTACTAAAAAAGAAGAATCAGTTGAAGAAAAAAAAGTTGAAAAAACTGACAAGAAAAAAAATGATTAATTAAAGGAGGGCATTTATGACATTTGAAGGACAATACCTAACTTATGCAGAATATCAAGCACTAGGTGGTTCTGCAATTGACGAAATGCCTTTTAATCTATTAGAATTTGAAGCTAGAAGACAAATTGATATAAGAACATTTAATAGACTTAAAGATAGTGAAGAAATACCACAAGAAGTAAAATTGTGTGTGTATAATTTGATAAATAGTATAAATAGTTATGCAACTACTACAAGCAATGTTGCTAGTAATGGTAATGTTGCTAGTGAAAATACTGATGGATACTCTATTAGTTATATAACTACTGATAAAATAAGTGAAATAGTAAAATCTAAACAAAGTGAAATAGATGATATTGTAAGAACTTATTTGTTAGGAGTTGTATTTAATGGAGAACATCTAATGTATTGTGGGGTTTAATATGATAACTAATTCAAGTTTAACTGTTTATCATAAAGATGGATTAGATGTGGCAACACATTTTGAAAAATGGACTAGATATAATTACGATAAAGTGTGGTTCTTTGGTGGCAAGGGTGCTGGTATTAATAAAGGCTATGATAATGCCAATGACGTAGAGATAAGACTGCCTTATGATAGTAATGCTAATTTAGATATAAGCAATTTTGCAATAGGCGACATTATAGTAAAAGGTGCACTTGACATTGATATAGAAACACAAGATGATTTATCTAATTATGATATATACAACATAACAAGTATTAAAAATAATAACTTTGGTAATAATCAACATATACATTTAGGAGGCAAGTAATGGCAAAAGGTGTCAAAATGAAACCTGTTGGCGTTATTAAGGCACGATTAGGGATAGAACCTAATGGGCGAGTTCAAAAATTCTTTACAAATGCTTGCTATAAGCACATGGATAAATATGTTCCAATGGATGAAGGCAATTTAAGGACTAATGTCAGTATTGAGGGCAATTTGATTATATATGAAAGTCCTTATGCTAGTTATCAATATTATGGCAAGCGAAAAGATAAAACTTATGTGGTTAAAAATTACACTACACCAGGCACTGGTCCATATTGGAATAAAAGAATGTGGAGTGCAGAAAAGGAAGATGTAATTAAGGAAACTCAAAATTATGTTAATCGTGGAGGTAAATAATGGACTATAGAATATCAAAGTTAAGAGATTATCTATTTGAAATTATAAATACTCTTACTACAAATAGTAATTATCAAATTAATGCTGATATGTTAAGCAATAAAGTTGGAGATTATTCTTTAGATAAAATACCTGTTGAAACAGAAGTTGAAAACTGGATTATAGGTGTTGTAAAACGTAGAGATGTCTATTCATTTAGAAGTCGCAAATCTTATTCACAAGATACTATTAATAATTTAAAAAACATAGGGTTCTTTGAAGAATTTGAAAGAAAAATCAAATCTAATAATGACAAAGGCATTTTGCCTGAAATAGAAAATATAGAAAGTATTGAATGTTTAAATTGTGGGACACTCAATAATACTGATGGAACACAAGCAACATTTGATATACAAATACAAATAACATATAGAGAGGAGTAAAACTTATGAAAAAAGTAATTGCTAAAATTGATTTTACAACTAACATTGGTGAATATATTGCTGGTGATGAAATTACTGGTTTAACTTATGAACAAATTGTAAGATTAAACGAACAAGGTTTTATTGAACCTCTTGAATATAAAGATTTAGTTCTTATTAAAAGAGAACTAGATAAACCCAAAAAGGAGGATAGATTATAATGGCAAGTTATGTACCAAGTGGAATTGAAAAAATTAATAGAAGTCAATTCTTAACTTACTTAAATACTACACCAAGTGCTGAAAGTCCAAAATGGGACGTTGTAGGTGTTGGTATAAATGAAATGGGTATTGCTTATAATCCACAAGTAGATACTGAAAAATGGATTATAGAAGATAATGCAAGAAACGACCATTCTTCTAATCAAAAACAAACAAGTGTTACTCAAAGATGTTATAAGGGTGATCCTGTATTTGAATTTGTAAATGCAGGTCGTGATAAATTAAATTATAAATCACAAGTTCTTGATATAGATAGATGGAATGGAACTGGAACTAGTTATCCAGCAAAAATGAATGATGTTATTATAACAGTAACAAATTACATGGGAGAAAATGCTGAAATAGAATATGACATCTATTATGATGGAGATGCTACTGAAGGAACAGTAACATTTGCAGGTTCTACTCCAACATTCACTCCAACAACAAGTTTATAATAAAACCTATAAGGGTTAGGGTGGATAGCCCTGACTCTTATTTTTAATTAAAATATAGAAAAGAAAAGGAGATTATAATATGACAGACAATATTATAAAGTTAAATAAAAGTGATGTGTTAACACTTAAAATACAAACAGAAGATGGAAAAGATACAGGAGAAGTTCTTGAGTTTGACTTAGGGGACATTGAATTACCTTTAAGATACCAAGAACTTATGGAAAAAGATAAAAAAAATAAAGAATATT